TAACCTGCAATATCCTGAAATGCTACCCATTGACGGATGGCATGTTAATATTAAAGCTGATTTGACAGCTGAACAAGAGGCTGCATTGCCGTTAATTACAGCACCGACAACCCCTTATAGAATATGGGCAGGTGAATAATGCTAATCGGTACAGATCCTGATCAAGTACCCACTAATGCGGATTTAGGTAAACTAGCATTTTTAGATTATTTAGGATTACAAGATTTAGGGTATAGTATACCAACTATTGCATCAGCAGCAGCTATCTCTCCTGCTGCAGCTATAGTGTTTATTTCAGGTACAGCGGCAATATCAATAATTATTTCACCTTTTAAAAATGGCGGGCAAATTACGTTAATACCTACAGGAGCTTTTACAACTACTACGACTGGTAATATTGCATTATCATCTACAGCAGTGGTTAATAAAGCTATTATTATGACATATGATGGTACTTCTAATAAATGGTATCCAAATATTTAGTTTAATTTTAAAAGGAGTACAATATGGCTGAAATGACAACACCAAATATTTTTACAATGCCACAATCTTCAAATAATGATATGTTTGGAATGGGTTCCTCCCATAGCGTACCCAATAGATAGCAATCAGTATGTCTGGGATGAAGAAACTATTTCATGGAAATTAGTAACCGATTTTGAATAAATAATAACGCAATTATATTGCACAGAATTGAGGGGTCTTCCCTCATGCCCGAGCTAGACGGTTTCTTTCTAGCAAAACCCGGGGTTTAATATGTCATTTTTAGACGATTTAAAAGATGCAGTAGAAACAGTAGTAGAGGTAGCTGTACCTTTAGCACCTCACGATATCGTAGAAACAGTTGTTGATGTAACAATCGACACTATCGCGGATGCTGTATCATGAAGAATACTTTAGATAAAGCATTTAAAGATGCAGGAAAAGCTATTAATCACACTGTACACGAAGCAGCAGATGTTGCAGAAAAAGTTGTGACTAATCCTGATGTACAAGAAGTAGCAAAAGAAGTTGCTATTGGCGTTATTGTTGCAGCGGTATAATTATGGAACTTAGCGATAAAGGCGCAGAAGACTTAAAAGGTTCTGAAGGGTTTAGATCGCAACCGTATCCAGACGGTGAGGGCGTCCCTACTATTGGCTTTGGTAGTACTTTCTATGAGAATGGCACTAGAGTCACATTAAAGGATGCTCCCATTACTAAGGAGCGAGCGTTACAAATCTTCAAAGTTACCCTTAAGCAATACACAAGTGCAGTTGATAAAAACGTAACTGTACCGTTAACACAAAACGAATTTGATGCATTAGTAGAGTTTACATATAACGTAGGTGTAGCCGCTTTTAAAGGTTCTACATTATTAAAGCTACTAAATGCAGGGGCACCTAAAGATCAAGTGGCTGCTCAATTCCTTAGATGGAATAAAGATGAAGGTAAAGTCGTTCCAGGCTTAACCAATAGACGTAAACGTGAATCAACTAAATTTTTAGGAAAATAAAATGGCAGATCAACAAGAAACATTAACCGTAGCACCTAAAGTTATGGCTAAGGTACAATTTGTAAATAAAATTACATCTAACTGGAATATTACACCTACTGAAGTTGAAGAAGAAATCACAGCTTTGAATAGCGTGACAAATGAATATTTTGAAGGCACTATTGTTGAATTTAATAGACTATTAGAGGCTTAGTATGACATACGGCCCTACTAAGACAGTTGCGGATCCTTGTCAAGCGTATGAGTATCTTAAACCTTCGTGGAATAAGGCACGTGCTGTATGCAATGGGGAACGTACTGTAAAAGAGCTGGATCAGTATATTGATCTAATTAGATTTAGCAATTTGCTGATACCCTTCTCTACAACAATGAGTCAAGCTCAATATGACTTTTATAAGTCAGAAGCTGAATTACCAGGCATTACTGCACAATTTGCTAAGATGCTTGTTGGGGGTTTATTAAGAAAAGCTCCTATATTAACATTACCTGATGAAGTTCCTGAAGAAGCTAAAGATTGGCTTATCAATAATATCGGACGTGATGATTCTACACTCGTAGCATTTCTTGATGAACTATTGTGGGAAGAAATTAATACATCTCGTGCATGGGTATTTGTAGACTACCCATCTGTTAATAATGTTGAAAACCTAGATAAAGAAACTAGGGATATGATTAAACCATATCCTATTTTGCAAAAGGCTGAAACAATTGTTAACTGGGCAACAGCTGTAGATATATTTGGTAAAACAGTTTTAAAATATGTAATTGTTAAAGGTTACTCAGACGATTATACTATTAATGAATTCCATGCTATGAGAGTCCCCACGGTCTGGGTGCATGAGTTAAACGAAGAAGGTAATTACCAAATTCGTAAGTTCATGGGCACAACTAAAGACAATGGCGATCAAACTCTTAAAATAGGGGGTATTGGTGAGAAAGCTCAGCAATTACTACCTTCAGGCCATTTTGAATTAATAGAAACATTTGACAATATACTTAATAACGGGGAACCACTAAAGCATATTCCTGCATGGCCTGTTAATGGTAATATAGAACCTATTATGCCATTACTAATGCCTATCGTAGATAAAGAGATTAGTCTATATAATAAAATAAGTAGACGTAATCATTTACTATATGGTGCAGCAACATATACGCCAGTTATTATGTCAGATATGCCTGATGAGCAATTTGACGAAATCGTAGACGCTGGATTAGGGTCTTGGATAAGATTACGCCAAGATGATAAAGCAGATGTCTTAAGAACACCTACAGAAGCATTACAAGATATGCAGAAAGCTATTGAAGCATCTATTGATGAAATGGCTAAGCTTGGTATTAGAATGCTAACAACTGAAAATGAACAATCAGGTATCGCATTAGAAATTCGTAATGCAGCTCAAACAGCACAGCTTAGTGTATTAAGTACAAAGATATCTAGTACACTAAAACAAGTAATCTGTCTAATGATTAATTGGAGATACGGCTTACAAATTGAGTCGTGTGATATTGTATTCAATCTTTCTGCAGACTTTGACCCAGTTCCTTTAGGCGCTGATTGGTTAAATCTTGTAACACAATGGTATCAGTCAGGGCTATTACCTAGAACTGTTTGGTTGCAAATGTTAAAAGCTAATGATATTTTAGATTCAGAATATGATGATGAAGCTGCGTTACAAGAAGTTAATGCTGATCCTCAGATTATTCCTGCAGCAACAAAGTATAATGACCAATACGCTATGCAAATGGAATCTGGTTCAAAACCTAAACCAATTAAAGAATAATGGTGACACATGATCGTCAATAGTAATACGCAAATATACGACAAAACACTAGATCGCGCAGCAATGATCCGTCTATATGAGAGAAGAGTCTCTGGTAAAGTTGATTTAGTAATTGATGGTCATGTTGTTAGACTAGACAAATTAATTAAAGATGCAGAGTTATCAGGAAAAGGCTTTGATAGATTTAAAGAAGCTGTAGATCAAGAATTAAGAAAGACATATAAGTCAATTAATAATTCAGTTCAAAAAGATTTATCGTCTCTTGTATCAGACCAGCTCTCATATGCTTATCAGAAAGTTGAAGTAGCAATGGGAAAAATATGGCGTACAGAAAGACCTAAAAATAGAATAGCTGAAGAAATCGTTCTGAAAAATCCATTAAGTGAAAATGGAACAATGGAGCAAGGCTGGTCAGGCATTGCTAAGAACGAAAGAATCAGATTAGAAGCAGTTATACGCAAGGGTATAGCTGACGGAAAAAGCGTAGATGAAATAGCTCTACAAGTACGTGCAGGAAATGTACATAATATAACACGCATGCAGTCGAAAGGCTTGGTAATAACAGCTATCACAGCTGTGTCCTCTCAGGCTGATCATGCAATTTATAAAGCAAATGAAAAAGCGTTACAAGGATGGCAATACGTTGCTGTCCTTGACGCTCGTACTACACCATTATGTGCGCATAGAGATGGTGATATTTTTCCAATTAGTGATACAACTCATTTACCTCCAGCGCATTGGCATTGCAGATCTACTACTGTTCCTGTATTTAAGTCGTGGAGTGATATTGCGAATCTTGAAAGTGTAGCACAAGTAAGACGTAGAAATATTGAAAACTTAACTGATGCCCAAAAAGCTTTTTATGACGGTAATACGCCTCTTAGAGAATCCTACAATGATTGGTTAATGCGACAGCCACAAGATATTCAATTAAGACATCTTGGTGATTATAAGAAAGTTAACATGTTCCAAAGCGGACAGCTTACAGTTGATCAGTTTACAAATCCTGAAGGTAATACTATTGGGATTAAAGAATTAAGGCGTATGACTGATCCTACATATACATTGCCTAATGATACACAAAAGTTTGCTAATGCTAAAGCAAAGTTAGATGCAATGCAATTACCTATTATGTCTCCTGAAGACTTAATTGGTGACCCTAAACTAACTCAAATATTAAAAGATTATTATCTCTTACAATCAGGAGAATTAGATGGTACTTTATCACTCACAAACTATCGCGGTGCCCTCATACACACCAAGAAAGCTGCCAAATCACGTGTACTCAACAGCTTGCCAACCGAAGACCAGCTCGTATTTAATCCCATTACAGGTCGTTACGAAGACACCAGACTCTACCAACCGAACCCTTCTGTATTAAATAATAATTTAAGATTAACAGAACAATCCGATGTTTTAAAGCCTAAAGATAAAGAATTCATTAAATCATTTAACGACTTACTTAGTGAGAAGATGAGTGTTAATGAGCGTGCTGTTGTAGTAGATAACTTACGTATTTTATTTACTCGATTTAGAAATAATGGTGAACAGTGGAATAATTTTAAAGCTGTAGTACAAGGTCAAATTAAATTTGATGTTATGAATGTTTCTGATGCTATTGAGACTCAGATACGTAGTGATACCAACGTATTGAAGAAACTAAAACAAAATAATTATATTGATCCAGTATTAGGCCCTACTCAATTACAAGACTTACATGATAATTTCATCGAGAATATTCGTGCTAAAAATTATTGGGAAGATAATACTGCTCCTAAGATAGCTAGAGAATTGCGTAATACATTTGATTATAAGGTTCCATTAGTGTTAAAGCGCTTGCCTAATGGTAAAGAGCGTTTAACTGAATCGGCATTACAACAATTCTATCTTAAATTTGCACATAGATTGAGTATGGCAGACATGCCTGATAGAGATCAATTTGCTATTGCTTTAGGAAGAGATTTATATAATCTTGCTAATCTTAATGGCACAAGACGTAAATGGTACGAAACAGGTATGAAACTTTTAGAAGCTAAAAATGTAAATAAATTCTTTGAAGTTGAAACATATGGTGTTCAAAAACGAAGAATGAAAAGTAGACTTAGCGGTTCTTTATTTGGTCCTTATTATGACACTCTGTCATATAATATAAGAGTTGTAGATCCTCGAATACAAGAATATTCACAGCTCACACGGAAAGTGGAGGTCGGCCTACGTGTTGGCGTAACAACAGAGAAGAACAAACTGGTTTTTCGCGAGGGCTATAAAACTTATTTTATTGACAGAGGTCTCCTAGGTTTAGAAGATACGCGTATCCCTATTACATCTACTAATAGTTTTTCTGACTTCCCTGAAGAATTTGTTGATAAGAATATGACAAATGCTTTAAACTGGGCATCTCAGTCTAAATATAAAATTGATAATGACTTTTATGACTTTACACAGAAGATTTTATACTTTGAAGATGATAAAGGTAATGCTAAAAAGTATAATGATTTAAACGAATATAAACACTATATTTCTTCCAGAGGTGATGCATATGAGCGTTTCAAGTCTATGGATTGGCTTAGAAATAATGGCTACTCTTTCAGTAATCATGCTTTTGTTGACCATCGGGCTAGGAT